GCGACCGTAAGGATCAAGACAGCTTGCGCGACTTCGAGATCGCTAGGGGCAAGCTTGCGTTGGAAGCGGCCAAGATCCGGAAAGACAACCCGCAGGCCAAGGCCGTCGCGGCGCAACAAGAGATCGTGCTCAAGGGCGCGAGAGCGCGGCAGGAAATGACACACAAAGATCAGATGCACCGGCTCAAGCTACAGCAACAGGCGGAGCAGCGCGCGGCGCGTTCGCAGCCTAAGGAGAAGTGATGGCCGAAGACGCAATGAAGCACACGTTTCGAGAGCTTGAGGAGCGACAAAATGCTCTTACGCAGGCTCTTATTACAGGTGCGGCAAAAGACTACGCAGAGTATCGACAAATGTGCGGGGAAATCCGAGGTCTTTCATTCGCGCATACCCATTTCAGCGACCTCGTGCGGAAACTTCAAGATGACGAATAATTTGCTTCTATCAGACGGAGAGAGCACTACGGTGCTGCCAGATACCGCGGAAGAAAAAGCGCGGCAGATTCCTGATCCAGCGACGTACCACCTTCTTTGTGTACTACCGAAGGCCGAGGAGGAGTACGAGAGCGGTCTGGTCAAAGCCGGCCAGACTATGCACTACGAAGAAGTGCTGAGCCCCGTGCTGTTTGTGATCAAGATGGGCCCAGACGCGTACGCCGACAAAACGCGGTTCCCGCATGGGCCGTCGTGCAAGGTGGGGGATTTTGTTCTAGTTCGCCCAAATACGGGCACTAGGATCAAGATTCACGGGCAGGAATTCCGTCTGATTAACGACGATTCTGTCGAAGCAGTTGTTCAAGATCCGCGCGGGATCAAGAGGGCCTGAATATGGACAAGTTTCAATTCCCCGATGAGACGACGGATGGTAAGCCCGAGGCCCTTGAAATCGAGGTCGAAGGCGGGGCTGGGTCTGAAATTGAAGTCGTAGACGACACGCCTGAGGCAGATCGTGACCGCGCGCCAATGGTTGACCCTCCGAATGAGGTCACTGACGAGGAGCTAGAAAAGTACACCGAGAGTGTCCGCACGCGCATCAAACACTTCTCCAAGGGCTACCACGAGGAGCGTCGGGCGAAGGAGGCGGCGCAGCGTGAGAAGGAGGAGGCGATCCGCCTTGCGCAGTCGTTGGTTGAGGAGAACAAGAAACTCCAGGGCAGCCTCGGGCAGGGTCAGCAGGTCATGCTGGAGCAGGCCAAAAAGGTCGCCGCCACCGAGGTAGAACAGGCCAAGCAGAAACTTAAGGCGGCGCATGAGGCGGGCGATACTGACGCGTTTGTTGCCGCGCAAGAAGAACTCACGGCGGCCAAGATCCGGGCGGAGCGGTTCAACACTATCAAGACTCTTGCGCCACCTGAAGAAAGTGTGGTACAACCCGAAGCGCAAGGCCGACCGCAGCCTGCGACCGTCACCCCCGACCCAGACGCACTTGCGTGGCAAAAGTCAAATTCGTGGTTTGGGACCAACCGTAGGATGACCGCAGTAGCGCTGGAGGTCCACCAAGAACTTGCGGAATCAGGCGTACGTGTAGGCTCTGAAGAGTATTACAAAAGGATCGACAAGGAAATGCGTGAGACTTTCCCTGGTGCATTTAAACCCCAGGAAGACAGGTCTGCAAAGAAACCTAGTGTCGTCGCGCCCGTATCGCGCAGCACAGCGCCTAAAAAGATCGTGCTGACGCAATCGCAAGTCAACATTGCCAAGCGGCTGGGACTGACGAATGAGCAGTACGCCCGCGCGGTAGCAGATGAGATGAGGAAGCAAAATGCCTGAACAACCAACCCGAGTCCCGCGAGAATTCGATACTCGTGCAAAGACCGAACGGCCCAAGAAGTGGATGCCTCCGCAGATGCTTCCGGACCCCAAGCCTGAGCCTGGGTACGCATTCCGTTGGATCCGCATCAGTACGCTGGGGGCTGGTGATCCGAGCAATGTTTCCGGTAAGTTCCAAGAGGGGTGGGAGCCCGTGAAGGCTTCAGAACACCCTGAAATCCAGCTTCTGGGTACTAGCTCCAATCGTTTCCCAGACAGCATTGAGATTGGCGGACTGCTTCTCTGCAAGACCCCTGTCGAATTCATGGAACAACGCGACACCTACTACCGGCAGCAAGCCGAGAACCAGATGGAAAGCGTTGACAATCACTTCATGCGCCAGAATGACTCCCGTGCGCCGCTGTTTAGAGAGCGTCGTACTGAGGTTAAGTTCGGGCGCGGTTCTAACTCTTAGGAGGCTTAAATGCCGTATCCTATCATTGATGCTCCTTACGGGCTACAGCCGGTGAATCTGCGCGGAGGTATTCCGTTTGCAGGTTCTACCCGGATGATCCCGATTGGTCAAGGCTACAACACCGGCATGTTCTATGGTGATGTGGTCGGTATTTCTAACGGTAACACGGTAATCACCCCGTACAACGCCAATACCCGCTCCGCCGCAACGGCAGGCGATATTGTTGGCGTGTTTCTCGGTGCCGAGTACACGGCTACGAGCGGCCCGCTTTTCGGTAAGCTTCGCAACGAGTTCTGGCCTGCGGGCACGAACGCCCCCGATGCGGTCGCTTACGTTGTGGATGACCCCAACGCGGTGTTCCGGTCGGTTGTGGTTGCTCAGAACCAAGGCACGGCTAACACCCAAGCCAATACGAGCACGAACATCGGCTACATGTCGCCGTCGTTCGTCGGCTCCAACGCGTTCCTCGTCGCAGGTAACGCTGGTAGCTCTATCAGTGGTAACTCGCTGATGGGTGTCTCTGGCGGCAACCCGACCGTGGCCTCTTCGGTCGCGGGCAATATTCGGCAGACTGTCGGTACGGGTGCGGGCACTTCGCCCTGCCTGCGCGTGATTCAGCTTGTTCCGGATACGGCGGTGACGGTCACGACCAACCTGACGTCCTCGCCTGCCGGTGGCACGACCTTTACGGTGGCGTCTACTGCCGGGCTTCAGCCGGGCATGCAGTGCATCATCGCTGGTGTGTCTGGTACTACGGCCGGTTCGCCGGGCTCTAACCTCACGGTTACGGGCGTGGTTACGGGCACTTCGACCATCACGGTCAGCGCCAACGTCACGGCGGCTAGCGGCACCTCGGTTACTTTCGTGGGCTACCCGGAAGTCATCGTGGGCTGGAACTTCGGTTTCCACAGCTATCTGTTGGCTGCGGGCGTCTAAGGAGCATAAATCATGGCAATTTCTCGTGCCCAACTACTCAAGGAACTGCTCCCTGGACTGAACGCGCTGTTCGGTCTGGAGTACGCGCGCTACGGCGAAGAGCACAAGGAAATCTACGAAACCGAGTCTTCGGATCGTAGTTTTGAGGAAGAAACCAAGCTTGCTGGTTTCAGTGCCGCCCCGGTGAAGAACGAAGGTCAAGCGCTTGAGTACCAAAATGCTCAAGAAGCGTGGACCGCTCGTTACAACCACGAGACCATCGCTATGGGTTTCTCCATCACCGAGGAGGCGATGGAAGACAACCTGTACGACAGTCTCTCCAGCCGGTACACCAAGGCTCTTGCCCGTGCAATGGCGTACACCAAGCAGGTCAAGGCGGCTTCGATCCTGAACAACGGCTTCTCTAGCGCCACCGTTTACGGCGACGGCCAGCCGTTGTTTTCGACCGCGCATCCGCTGACCAGCGGGGGTACCAACTCTAACCGGCCGGCTACGGCGGCGGACCTCAACGAGACTTCGCTTGAGGCGGCGGTCATTCAGATTGCTGGCTGGACGGATGAGAAGGGCCTGCTGATCGCGGCCAAGCCGCGTAAGCTGATTGTTCCGCCTGCGCTGATGTTCGTGGCTACCCGACTTCTGGAGACCTCTCTGCGGGTCGGTACCACGGACAACGACATCAACGCGCTGAAGAACAACGGCTCCATCCCCGAAGGGTACACGGTCAACCACTTCCTGACCGACACCAACACTTGGTTCCTCAAGACCGACGTGCCAAACGGCATGAAGCACTTCGTTCGCGTGTCGATGTCTACTGGTATGGACCAAGATTTTGACACTGGGAATAACCGCTATAAGGCGCGTGAGAGGTATTCGTTCGGGGTCAGCGATCCGTTGGGCGTGTTCGGATCGCCCGGTTCGTCCTGATCTTATACGGGTTTACCCCCACAAAAGGGTCCTTCGGGGCCCTTTTTCTTTGCCTGTTGACTTCTTGTGCGGGACCCGCTAGATTACCCGTATCGTAACTCACTAGGGCGGCTATGGACACGACCCGGATGCCAAAGACCCGCGCAGACGCGCAAGCGACAGGGACTAAGTACTACTTCACGGGCAAACCATGCAAATACGGGCACATAGCGCCGCGAAAAACAAAGGGCGCTTGCATTGAATGTTTGCGTGATGCGTGGAAGGCGGGGCTACAAACCCGCGCTGCGTATTTTGCAGAATACAACCGCTCTGAAGCAGGGCAGGAAGCTAAACGGCGTTACTATGAATCTAACAAAGATGCTGTAGTAGCGCGTGCTTTAGCGCGGCCCGATTCAGAAAAACAGCGGTATCGCAAAAAGTGGGCAGAGCAAAACACACTTTACACATACGCACTCACCAAAGCCAGGCGGCGTAAACACCGTATGGCAACACCAACTTGGCTGACTAAAAAACAAAAAGCAGAAATACGTGCGCTATACCAGATAGCCATCGTTATGAGCCGCACAACAGGCGAGCCATACGTTGTTGATCACATATACCCGTTGCAGTCAGATGTTGTCTGCGGGCTGCATGTTCCGTGGAATCTGCGGGTGACCACGCGGGCAGAGAATGCCCGTAAGTCCAACAGCCTGCCTCCCGAAGAAGACGCTTTGGCTTTTCGCTACACACCCCCTTGCCCTTCCCCGCCCCCTGTGCTATAACTCTCGCACCGGGGTCCACCCCGCACGCCGACTGCCCCGGCAGACTCTCCTCAAGGCGGCGTGCGCAACTGAGGACAAATGATGGGTTTCTCTACCTTCTCTGGGCCTATCCGTTCGGGCACGCAGCGCTTGGGTACGGTGGCCGAAGGCCGCAACACCGGCCTCGTGGTTCTCTCGCAGTCTGTTGACACGGGCGTCGTCACTGCGGGCGTCGGCAACGTCGATCTTCGCTTCGGGAACCTCCCTGCTGGCGCGCAGATCATCAACATCACGGTCGATCAGATCGTGGTCCCTGGTGGCTCGTCGACGGCCACGATCTCTGTCGGCAACGCGGCCGGTGGCGCTCAGTTTTTCCCGGCCACCGCCACTACTGGCGGCGGACGTTTCCCCACGACGGCAATCGCCAACATGCTCAACTGGGCTACGCTGCCGACCAACGCTGACACTCAGCTCTGGGTACGTTACGCGGTTGGTGTCGCGGCTGGTGTTGGCCGCGCGGTCATTAACGTCCAGTACGTTCAGCGTGCTTCTAATGGTGCGGCGGCTCCTACGACTTTTGAAGTCTAAGTAAGCCTTTTGTTTCCGCTCTGTAAGGAGATAAAATGGCACAGCCAGCCTACCTAACTGCGTCGGACACGAGCAGTTCAACGCTCTACGTGCCCAACCTGCACGTTACGCCATTCAACATCGGTCTTGGCGCAATCATTTTTGCGCCCGGCTTCAGCCCTGCAACAGCTACGTGGTTCCCCCACGCTAGCCTCGCTAACATCGTGAACCAGAATAGGGACGGCAACTACGCCTTTCCTATTCAGGCGTTACGTATTCGTGTTGCGGCTAGTACCGGCATTGTTCGGCTTGTTGTTCTCCAAGCGGGGATCAAGCAATGAGTAGTGGCGTCAGTATTACTGGTGGTAGTAGCGATTCTGTCTTGGAGAATCTTGCCATTTTGGCGGACCCTACCAAGTTTCAGGAGCGTCTGGGGCTGCTACAGAAGGCTACGTTGGACGCAACCGAGGCGTGGACGCGCATTCGCAAGGCGGAGACCGCGGAAGAGATGCTGAAGAACGCTACGCGCCAGCTTGCCGAGGCCAAAAAGACTTTGGCGGATGCCGCGGAAGAGTCGTCCCGGCTGCTCAAGGACGCTGAGCAAAGCGTTGAGCGTATGCTCAAGGCTGCGGAGAGTAAGGTTGAGATTGTGACTACCGCGGCTCAGGAGGATGCATCCCGCCTCAAGACGGTAGCGCTGGCTGCGCAGTCGGCCGCAGCGCTCAAAGAGAAGACTGCGGAGAATATGCTGACTAAAGCGCAGCTTCAGACCGCAGCACTCAATGAGCGCGAGGCGCAGTTGAAGGCTGCTCAGGAACAGCTTGAACGGGACCGCGCTTCCATTGAGCAGCGCGAGCAGGATCTTTCGCAAAAAGTCGCCGCTATCGCCTCGGTCACTGCCGCACTTGGGATTAAGTAGGGGGAATTATGGCGGTCGTCTTCAACAAATTCAATGCGTGGGCCGAGAACATGGTCGAGGTGGCGAACCTCGGCACTGATCAGTTCATAATTGCACTGACTAACACGGCTCCGGTGGCGGCTAACAGCGTGTTGGCCGACATCACGCAGATTAGCTACACGAATCTGTCGTCCCGTAACGTGACTACTACAAGCTCTTCTCAGACAGGCGGTACGTATACGTTGGTGCTGGCGGATCTTGTGATGACTGCTTCGGGCTCGGTGGGCCCGTTTCGTTATGTCGTTCTTTACGACGATACGCCTACTTCCCCAAACAAGCCGTTGGCGGGGTGGTGGGACTACGGATCGTCTATTACGATGGCGAACGGTGAGACGTTCACTGTAGACTTCACTGGTGCGGTGATTACATTGAGCTAAGGATAGGGAATGAGCGCTTCTTCACTTGGCTATACACCTGGCACAGGTGCGAGTGTAGCGACTGATCTTGATGGGGGCCTCCACCACCAGAAAACAGTTATTGAATCGCTGGTTGCAGGGGTTCCGACCCCTGCCAGTGTTGATAGCCCAGTGCCGGTGTCGGACGGCAATTCCGGCAACCTGCTTCTGCGCATCCTCCAGATGCTCATGGCCCCGCTGGGCTACGACAAGTCGCTGGGCAGGCAGCGGGGCACAGTGGTGGTTGAGAGCGGCACAGTTACGACCGTCACCACAGTCAGTACCGTAACCACTGTCAGTACCGTAACCACTGTCAGTTCGCTGGGCAATATCGCGGCTATCGGCGGTTACTCGGCGCAGATGCAGATTTTCGACACCAACCGCACGGCTTGGGCGCAATGCGTCCGCGCTCGGATCACTTGAGGATTACATGCCCAACACCTTCAAGAAGGTCATCGACCAACTCGTCTGGCGGCAGGTCAACCCAAGCCCGAACGCGCATGGGGCGGCGGCATCTATGGCATCGGACTTGCGCTCGGACTTGAGCCGCAACCCATTCACCTACAATCTACTGTCAGCCACAGTTCTGAACCGCTACAACATCGTCACCAAGGCGTGGCAGGCGATGACCTCGCCCGCTCTGGCGGGCACGTTCGGCGCAGGCTCCACGTCAGCTTTTGCCCCGTCTTTCGGTCTTGTCGGCACGATTGCGGCGGGTGCGACCACGACTTCGGTGGTTATCTCGACGGTCTTCCCGACGGCGGTCGGCCTCAACATGCTCGCCAATCGTGGCGGCTCGGGCGACAAGGGTTTCAAGCTCCGCATCACCGACACCACGGCAGGCAAGGTCGAAGAGCGCTGGATCGTCGGCAACACGGCGGGCACGACCCCGACCATCACCGTTGAGGCGGCTTTCACCTTCACGCCCGCGACCGGCGCTCGCTACGAAATCCTGTCCGGCCGCCTGTTCATGCTGAGTTCCGGCACACTGGCGTCCAACGCATGGCGGTCCTTCGAGGTCGCGTCGAACACTCTATCCACCGGCCTGTCAATTACCAACCTTCCCGCCGCCCTTTCCACTGACTCCAGCATCCTCGTTCTCGACGAGCAGTACACGCCCTTCGACATGAAGCCCGGAGAGGGTATGGTCAAAGGCTCGTTCACCTACGATACGGGCCTGACCTCGCTGACCGCCACGGCTGCTGGCGCGTCGACCTTGACCGGGCAGGCGACCGGCGGGGATGCAGTGGTTGCGGCCAACGAGTATCGAAATTTCCAAATCCGCGTTGTCCAGGATACGACCACCCCGGCGGCGGTGGGTCAGCGGCGCATTATCGCCTCGCACACGGCAGGAGCCTCGCCGGTTTATACCCTCGGTACGGCGTGGACGACTCAGCCTTCGGCTTCGGCCAAGTATGTGATCGAGTTGCCGAACCTGATGGTTTTGCGGACCACGGCCAACACCACGACCTACACGTGGAACTACAGCGATGCGACCGTGAATAACGGCACAAACAGCATCGCCTCCAACGCTTGGTCCGCGACCTACTTTGGCACGGCCCCCGCTGCAAACGGTGCGGGCTGCATGTGGGCTCCGTCCTTCGGTATCCAGCCTGATCCGGCGCGCAACGCCCGGCATAGCTTCAACTACTTCTTCCGTGGCGGCGCAGTAGTAACGCTTGACCTGCTGGATATTGCCGGGTCGATTACCGGCACCTGGACTGGCGCGATTGCCTATGACGGCAACACCACGACTATCGGCACGGGCTCGACGGGGTGTTACGCCCCCTTCGAGAACGAAGGCCGGATGTTCTATGTCAACGCTTATGTGGCGTCCGCGGCGAACCAGTTCTTCCGGTTCGACGTTCAGAACCGGGTATTCAGTCCCTACACCAACACTGACTTTATCCAGGTCGGCGGAGCTACTCTCGGCGGCCGGATGGCGGCGTACTGCGCAATTGATGGCACGGACACTTACGACGTGATTCTGCTTCAATCGCACCTTTCTGCCGTTTGTCAGGAACTCGTGGTCCTTGTATAACTGTCTCTGATCTTGTTCGCTTGACGTAGCCCCGACAAGGAGTGGTAGGTGCTCACAACACTGCTTTCGCAGCAGGGCGCGGCGGGCTCCTACACACTCGTAGCAGAAGGGGCGGTATACAGCTACTCAGGAAACAACGCCGATCTTGTCTATACCCCAGTTGGCGGGTTTACTCTTGTAGCAGACGGCGCGACGTACAGCTATTCCGGCAATAACGCTAACCTCCAGTATAACCGAGTTCTTGTAGCAGACGGCGCGACGTACAGCTACTCCGGCAATAACGCGGATCTTCGTCTTAACCGCATACTTATTGCCGATGGCGCGACATATAGTTACTCCGGCGATAACGCCGATCTAATCTACACTCCAGCCGGTGCATACACGCTTGCAGCAGACGGAGCAACGTACAGCTACTCCGGCGATAACGCCGATCTTGTATACACTCCGGTTGGCGGGTTTACTCTTGTAGCAGACGGAGCGACATATAGTTATTCGGGCGACAACGCAAATCTTTTGCTTGGCCGGGTGCTTGTCGCAGATGGCGTAACATACGGCTACACAGGTAATAACGCTAATTTCCCGTATAACCGGGTAATCAGACCGATTGGGGCGACGTACGTATATTTTGGTAACAACGCAACGCTTATCTACAGTGGCGGACCTCCACCAGTAATCGAAGTAATCGGTGTCAGCGGCCCGCAGGTCAATCAGGCGTTCCCCTTTGATGGTGTTACTGAACCCCCTTTCCCAGTTCAAAGAAGGACATCTTGATGGCTAAGTCTCCGGCGTGGCAGAGAAAAGAGGGCAAAAGCGAAAAGGGGGGCCTAAGCGCCAAAGGCCGTGCGTCTTATAACCGCGCTAACCCCGGTAAACCAGGACTTAAAGCGCCGCAGCCTGAGGGCGGCCCAAGAAGAGATTCTTTTTGCGCAAGAATGACAGGGATGAAAAAGAAGTTGACTTCGGAGAAGACAGCGAAAGATCCTAACTCGCGTATCAATAAATCTCTTAGGGCTTGGAACTGCTAACATGAAACATGAGCTTTCTGAGCACACAAAACAACTGGTAGACTTGGCATCTATCGTAACTGTCGTTGGTGCTCTCGTGGATTTTTTGCCATCTGTTGCAGCACTCTTTACCGTCATTTGGACAGGAATACGTATTTGGGAAACCGATACGGTCCAAGGTTGGTTTAAGAGGAAGTAATGCCGGCCAAGTCTGAAAAGCAGCGCCGGTTTATGTATGCGTCTTTGGCGGGCAAAACGAATGTCCCGCCTAGCGTAGCCAAGAAATTTGTCGGGCCTAAGGCCCATAACGACGGCGGGCCCGTTAAGGAGACTGATGTGGAATCTAAGAAGATGGTCAAACAGGAGCTTGCCTTCATGAAAAAGAAGGGTGCGCCTAAGTCAATGATCGCCCATGAGAAGAAGGAAGCCGGCATGAAAAAGGGCGGTACTGCTAAGTACGCTAAGGGCGGCGGCATCGAGGCTAAGGGCAAGACCAAGGGCAGCGTCGTCAAGATGAAGTACCCCTATCGCGCCCCGCGGGGCCAACAGGCACCGGAGCCCCCTGCTCCCAGCCCTGCCCCCCATGCTGCCCCCCGTCCTACGTCGGAAACGGGGTATAAGCCGAAGCGTGTCGATCCTCGCGAAATCATTAAGCCGGAGATAACCACTAGGCGCCGTATGCGCGAAGCCGAAGAAAGCATGGGGTTCGCCAAAGGCGGGAAGGTTCGCGGCGATGGTTGTGCTCAGCGGGGCAAGACCAAGGGGACGATGCGTTGAGAAGCTCACGTGGCATGGGGGCGATTCGTGAAGACCTCAAGTTTGCTAAAGGTGGCGGGCTGTACGCAAACATCCACGCCAAGCGGCAGCGTATTGCCGCTGGATCAGGCGAAAAAATGCGCCCGCCCGGCGCTCCCGGCGCTCCTACGCCCCAAGCCTTCAAACGGTCCGCAAAAACTGTAAAAGGTCCGAGGAAGTAATATGCAGCGATACTTCGACGTTGTTCAAGACCGCAGCGGTAACGCTATCGCGGGCGCTTCGGTTTCTGTATACGTCGGTAGTACGTCTAACCTAGCGACTATCTATAGCGACAATGGTGTAACGCTGACCGCTAACCCGCTCACTACTAATGGTGACGGTGAATATGCTTTTTATGCGGCAAACGGTACTTACACCCTTACTATTGAAGCTACAAACTATAGCTCCGAAAACAAGCCTGGAACGGTTCTTTTTGACCCGGCGGATTCTGTATCACTTGCTACTGGCTCGGTCAACTACCTCAATGTGCTTGGCGGTAGCACCCTACAGCCCGCAGTTGTTAGCGCGCTTGGCGGGGACGCCAGCATCGGCTTGGCGCTGCGTCCGAAGGGTTCAGGCGCGATTCTGGCGCAGGATAGCGCGGGGCTCACTGTGGCCGAACTTGGTAGCACGGGTTCGCGGTTTCCACGCGTAGCGTACTCGCCGTTTGTCTCGCTCACCGATCAGGCGTCGATTCTGTTGAATGGCTCGCTGGGGAACAGTTTCATTGTGACCCTGGCCGGCAACCGTACGCTGGCGAACCCCAGCAACCTCACGGATGGGGCGGTGTATAACATCTGGATCAAACAAGACGCCACTGGGGGCCGCACGCTAACTTACGGCTCAAAGTTTAAATGGCCTGGGGGCGTGGCCCCATCACTAACTACTGCGGCTAATGCGCTTGATTTCATGTCTTGTCAATACAATCTGGCACAAGACATTCTTGTCTGCGTTATGCAAAACGATGTCAAGTAGGCTGGTACTATGACTGTTCTAAATAACAATGTAACACCAGTAAATAACGTATCTAACGCTGCGTTATTTAACCCAGACCTTAGCGAGATTGTTGAGGAAGCGTTTGAGCGCTGCGGCAGTGAGCTTCGCACAGGTTACGACCTGCGTACGGCGCGGCGGTCGATGAATCTGTTGTTCGCAGATTGGGCGAATCGAGGCATTAATCTATGGACCGTTGAGCAGGGGTCGCAAGTATTGACGGCCGGCACTGCTACGTATACGCTTCCAGTTGACACTGTAGACTTGATGGAGCATGTTATTCGTACGGGCGCAGGCAACGCCTCTACACAGACGGACCTCACCATTACGCGTATCAGTGTTTCTACGTACTCGTCCATCCCGAACAAGCTGCAACAAGCGCGACCGATCCAGGTTTACATTGACCGACAACAAGCTGCGCCGAAGTTCACTGTGTGGCCGGTGCCGGATAGTTCTCAGACGTACACTTTCGTCTATTGGCGGCTTCGCCGTATCGATGATGCTGGGTCTGGCGGGGCCAACACGCAGGATGTCCCGTTCCGGTTCCTGAACGCGCTCGTCGCGGGGCTTGCCTACTACCTAGCGCTGAAGATTCCTGGCGCGGCTGAACGCCTGCCGATTCTCAAACAACAGTATGACGAGGCGTGGGACTTGGCGAGCACTGAAGACCGCGACAAGAGCGCTATCCGGCTGGTCCCAAGGCAGATGTTTATTGGGTGACTCATGTTCACTGTAGGCCCTGCATTTTTCGGCACTGGGGTGCGGATAAGTTTTGTCGGAGTGGGGGCGCCTGATGATAATGTTACCTTGCCTACGATCGTACCAGCGCATAATGCGGGAGATATAATTGTTACGCTTGATGTTGGTAGTGCAGGCGTTGTTCCAAATTTAAGAGCGGGATACACTACGCTATGCACTAGTAACGGATCAATTATTGGTGGCGCGCGACTTTCAGCTATTGCCGATACAAGTAATAGTATTACAAGTCTTGCGGCGGCTGTTGGCGGTGCGATGCCGCCTTTAGTCTGTATATATCGTGGGGCGCAAGTAACCCCGGGATCGTTTGGGCAAGGATCAGAAACACTAGGGGGGACTAACCCACGTAACTGGCCGAATCTTGCTGCATTTGTCGGCAGTGGTTCGTGGGTTATCGGTATTCTGGGGACAAATAATCAGAATCCGGTCGTGCTAGGGCCCAGTGATACCCCCGGGATGGTGAAGAGAACTACTAAACCCACTACCTGGGGCGGTTCTACATATGAAATTTTTGATTCTAACGGCGTTCTAAGTAGTTTCACTGGATATACTTGGAATGCAAACAACCCCGGTAGCACCACAAACATTTCAGCCGCTGCCGAGTTGAGAAGGAACTAAAGCATGGCAAATCGCTTTGCTAATGGCGCTAAAGCGTTTGGGTTTTGCGACGTTTGTGGGTTCCGTTTCAACCTGAAGAAGCTGAAGAATCTTACCGTCAAGACAAAGCAGACACAGATTCGCGCGTGCCCGCAGTGCTGGGTGCCCGATCAGCCGCAACTGCAACTCGGCATGTATCCCGTCGCGGATCCTCAAGCGATTCGCGACCCGCGCCCTGATACGAACACATGGGTTGCTTCCGGTACGGGCGTTTCCGGGTTCCCTGGCGAAGGCAGTCGTGTTACTCAGTGGGGCTGGGCCCCCGTAGGCGGCCCCAACGCAGTTCTGGGCTCCGTCGTCCCCAACGCCTTGCTTGGACAAGGTGTTCTTGGTACAGTGACCTTCTAGGAGATTTTTATGGCTACAACCCCTGAAAAAGCTGTCCGTAAGCACGAGAAGCGGATGCACCCTGGCAAGACCCCTTCGTTTAAGAAGGGCGGGCCTACGACCGACGATTACAAGCGCCTCGGCCGTAACATGGCGCGTGCCATGAACCAGAAAGGCCGCTGAGATGAAGACCAAAACTACCAAGGCCCCAGCAGCCGGCCAAACGGCTCCAGGCATCGAGACGCTGAATGTCTCTGTCGCGAACGAGCGGGCCAAGCCGTACGGCGGCGCCAAGACTTCGGGCGTGCAGATGCGAGGTACAGGCGCGGCTACGAAAGGCAAGATGTCGCGCGGCCCGATGGGGTGATCTATGCCGATGACGTATACGCAGCTTCAAGCTGCGGTATCATACTACACCGAGAATACATTTTCGGCAGTAGACTTTGCTACTATGACTCGGCTTGCCGAGCAAAAAGTCTATAGTGTAGTCCAGCTTCCTACGCTTCGTAAGACGGCGACGCTGACGTTTAACGTTGGTGTTCAGACGATCAATCTACCTACAGATTTTTTGTCGTCGTATAGTTTTGCGGTGGTTCTGCCAACAGGCGAATACGCGTACATGCTGAATAAAGATGTCAACTTTATTCAGGAAGCATACCCAAGTCCTGTGTTCTCAGGCGTTCCCAAGTACTACGCGCTTGCTGGCACCGTGAGCAACCCATTGGTGCAAGTAGCAGTAGTTGGGCCTGCGCCCCAGCTTGGCTACGATACGGCACTCAATTACGCGGCGTACCCCGAAAGCATCACGGTTGCGACTACAGGCACTTCTTGGTTGGGTAACAACTTCGAGTCTGTACTATTCAACGGAGTGATGGTCGAAGCTGCCCGTGCCATGAAGCAAGAGCCCGATATTGTCGCCATGTATGAGAAGCAGTTCCAAGAGTCGTTGATGCTCGTTAAGGAACTCGGTGACGGGCGGAACCGCCGCGACGCATACCGCTCCGGCCAGACACGCTCTGGGGTGACCTGATGCCTATCATCCAAGGACTTGTTTCGTCGTTCAAGCTAGAGTCTTGGCAGGCGATCCACGACTTTCCAACAGATACACTCAAGTTTGCACTTTACACCGCCAATGCCTCGCTTAACCCCACTACAACGACATACGCCAGTGCTAACGAAGTCACTGCTGCGGGCTACACTGCTGGTGGCGTTGTGCTTTCTGGTGTCACTCTCACTCTAAATAACGGGGCCGCCTGTCTATCTTTTGATAACCCAACGTGGGCAGGTGTAAATTTTGTCTGCCGAGGCGCGTTGATTTATAACGCCAGCAAAGCCAATCGAGCAATTGCGGTGCTAGATTTTGGCGCGGACAAGACCGCCTCTGGTACTTTTGTTGTACCCATTCCAGCGAATACTTCTTCTACGGCGATTATCCGCTTCCAGTAAGGACAGTCATGCCTACTAGTTTCACCCCCCTGCTCGGTCTCGCGCTACCTGCTACAGGCGAATTGTCGGGCACCTGGGGCGATACGGTTAACAACTCCATTACGTCTTTGGTTGAAAGCGCTGTAGCTGGCACTACAACGTTAAATACTGATGCAGATGTTACGCTAACGACTAACACGGGTGCTAGCAACCAAGCGCGGCAGGCTGTATTGCTCTGCACGGGCGCGCGTACGGCGCAAAGAACAATTACCGCCCCGGCGCAATCAAAGACGTACATTGTCGTAAATAATACTACGGGCGGGTTTTCTGTAAAGCTTGTTGGGTCAGGCCCTACAGCAGGTGTTACTGTTGATAGTGGGGAACGTGCGCTAGTTGTGTGGAATGGGTCCGATTTCGTCAAGCTAGGCTACGCGAGCGGGGTAGGGGTGTTCACCAGTGTTGTCGCTGGTTCGGGCACAGCGGCGCTGCCTTCGTACTCCTTCGTAGGAGACACCGATACGGGAATGTTCTGGCCGGCCGCCAATACGCTGGCCTGGAGCGCAGGCGGGACGGAGGGCGTGCGGCTGGACTCCAGCGGGAACCTTGGGATTGGGACGAGTTCGCCCGCAACCAAGTTACATATCAACACCGGAGCGGCGGGATATGGGGTCACCATAGCGGCGTCTAGTCAGACTGGTATTACGTACCAGCTCGGCATTGACTCAAATAGCAATCTTGCAATCTACGACACAAGCGCAGCGGCGCAGCGTCTTGTTTTGTCTCCGACTGGACTTCTCCAGCTAGCAGCCGGTAACACTGGTGGTGGCGTTGCACTCAATAACGCAGCTAATACGTCGCCTACTGTTCTTGATTGGTACGAAGAGGGCACGTTCACCCCAACGCTCACGGGTATCGGCACACCAACATACACTACACAGTCAGGCTCTTATACACGGATCGGGAACGTAGTCCACTTCAATATCACGCTTAACTGGACTGGCGGGACAAACGGCGCCGGTATCACCGTGGCTAGTCTCCCGTTCACGGCCGCTGGGGTCAATACACCAGTAAGTGTCAGTGTTAACTACCTAGGTAATGCGAGTTTCACGTGGACAGGCGTGGTTAAGGCATACGTTAGTGGCGGGACGGCGAATATCGCCCTGGTCGTAGAAAGTTCTGGCGCTTCCAATGGGGCGCTGCTAAACCCTAGCGCGGGCACTAAAGACGTGATTATCTCTGGTACTTACAGGGTGGCATAATGAAGCTTCCAATTTTTCCACAAGACAAAGCGAACCATTTTATTTATGGCGCCGCAGTCACTTCCCTGGTAGCTTTGTTCAGCGTTGTAGCAGCGATAATTGTATGTGTAGTCGTCGCAGTTGGAAGGGAGGTATACAACAAAATCTACGGCGGTGAGGCGACCTTGGCGGATATCGGATGGACGCTTGCAGGGGGGGGCGTAGTACTGTTTCCGTCTCTCCGGCAACAAATCTCCTCTATTTTTTGATAACTACGGTTTATTGAGCTATGCCACTTCCTGCATTTCTTGCCCCACTACTGGCCCAAGGGCTCAGTCTTCTTAGTAATGCTGCGCTCGTTAAAGGCAAAGAGTGGGTCGAACAGAAGACGGGCGTCAGCCTCGATCAACCGTTGTCGTCAGAAGATGTACTGAAGCTTCGTCAGTATGAGATGGATCACGAGGAGGAGCTTATCAGGCTTCGGCAGGAAGACGATAAGCTTAAAGCGACGCTGGAGCTTGCGTATCTTGAAGATGTACAAAATGCGCGAGATCTACAGAAAGCCGCTCTGGCGCAGAACGATTTGTTTGCAAAGCGCTTCATCTACTACCTCGCGATCTTCTGGAGTGTCGCAGCGGTTCTCTACATCGGATTTATCACGTTTGCGGAGATCCCCGAAGCGAATGTACGTTTTGCTGACACAATTCTTGGTTTCTTGTTGGGCACATTGATCGCTACCATCATGAACTTCTTCTACGGCTCTAGTCGCGGCAGTGCAACTAAGGGGCAGGTACTTGAGGATGTTGTGTCTAAGGTTGCGGGGGACAAGCAATGAGCCTTGTGCCAGAACAAGCAGCGTTCCTGCTCGATGTGTGCCGCCTGATCCAATATGCTACTTCACAGGGCTGGACGATCACAGGCGGGGAGTTGTACCGCACGCTTGAGCAGCAGCAGATCCATGTAAAGGCAGGTCGTTCAAAGACGATGAACAGCAACCATCTCAGGCGTCTTGCAATCGATCTTAACTTCTTCAAAGACGGTAAGTTGGTCTGGGACAAGAACACAATCGCCCCTCTAGGCTCGTATTGGGAGACGCTTCACCCTAAGAATCGTTGGGGCGGCAATTTTAGGTCGCTCGTCGATGTACCGCATTTTGAACGAAATGTGTAGTCATGCCGCTTAAGACGATTAGGTTTAAGCCTGGGATTAACCGCGAGAATACTAGATATCTTGCGGAAGGGAAGTGGTATGACTGCGAAAAAGTCCGTTTCCGCCAAGGAACACCTGAGAAGATCGGCGGCTGGGCACGTATCTCAAACAATACCTACCTTGGTGTTGCGCGGTCTCTCTGGCCGTGGGCGGCGTCAGCCGGGGCGTTGTATCTTGGCGTCGGCACCCACCTGAAGTATTACATTTCTTCGGGCGGAACGTATTACGACATTACACCCCTGCGTGTCACGACTACACTTCCAAACAACCCATTCACCGCAAACGGCACAAGCACTATCTCAGTAAACGCCCCCACACACGGGGCTGTTGCTGGGGATTTTGTTACGTATAGTGGGGCGACAGCATTCAGTGGCGCGACGATTGTTGGCGAGTATCAGGTCGTCTCTGTTACAGACGCGAATACGTACACGATCGATTTTGGTTCTAATGTCGCCGCCGGTTCAGGTGGCGGCGCGGCTGTTTCCGCAGCGTACCAAATCAATATTGGCGCAGCCACGCAACTGCCATTGGTCGGATGGGGGGCGGGAGGATGGGGCCAAGGGACTTGGGGCCAAGGCGCGATGGGGACAACGCAGATCCGTATTTGGAACAACCAGAACTTCGGGTTTGACCTACTCTACGGGCCGAAAGGCGGGGCCCTGTACTACTGGAATAACACAACCGGACCCAGTACGCGCGGCGCCGCACTTACAAGCCTGCCAGGAGCATCTGATGTACCTACGCTCCACAATCACATGATTGTGTCAGACGCGTCCAGGTTTGTTCTAGTTTTTGGCTGTAACGATTACGGTAATACGTCTATCGATCCGATGCTGATTCGGTGGTCTGACCAAGAGACTGCGGTTAATTGGACCCCAGCAGCGACGAACCAAGCCGGGAGTTTACGTCTTTCTCGTGGTTCTAAGATTAGCGCCGTACTCCAAGTCCGACAAGAAATCCTTGTGTGGACAGATATTGCGTTGTATTCTTTGCAGTATCTAGGCCCCCCTGTTGTTTGGGGCTCTCAGATTCTGGGAGACAACATCTCTATCGTCAGTGATAGAGCGGTAATGGTGGCGGCCGGTACTGCGTATTGGATGGGTGAAGAGAAGTTTTATGTCTATGACGGCCGATTGAACACACTTACTTGCGATGTCCGCCAGTATGTGTTCGGAGATTTTAATTTTAACGAAGCACAACAAGTGTTCGCTGGTAGTGTAGAGGAATTCAACGAGGTCTGGTGGTTCTATTGTTCTGCGGGGTCTACTACAATTGATCGTTACGTTGTTTACAATTACCTAGAACAAGCTTGGTACTACGGCCGTATGGCAAGAACGGCCTGGATTGACGATAGCCTTGTTAGTACTTACCCGATAGCCGCTACGTATTCAAACGTATTGGTGTATCATGAACTGGGAGTGAATGACGCTGAAGGCCCAACCGCCCAACCAGTCACTGCGTACATTACATCCGCTGAGTTCGATATTGAAGACGGGCACAACTTTGGGTTCATCTGGCGCGTACTGCCAGACGTAAAGTTTGATGGCTCAGATGCGCAAAATCCGTCTGTGACGATGACACTCCTGCCGTTGCAGAATTCTGGTTCGGGATATAACGTACCGCCATCTGTTGGCGGCGCTGACTCGGGCGCTATTGTCCGATCGGCCACAGTCCCGGTGGAGCAGTTCACGGGACAGATTAACGTGCGCGTGCGCGGGCGACAAATGGCATTTAAGGTGCAGTCAGACTCGCTCGGTACCCATTGGCAGCTTGGCGCGCCTAGAATCGATATTCGTTCTGACGGCAGGAAATCCTGATGTCTGTATGGAGCAATCTCGTAAAGCGCTTTCGCGCCCCCGCACTGCCAAAGCCGGGGCCGACGTACACGCAGACGTACATGGACAACCTGCTGAATGTCCTGCGTTTGTACTTCAACCAGCTTGACGAACTTCTGGCGAATATCTTGGCTGCTCAACCCGTAAACGTCCGTTTTTTCGGGACCGCACTTGATGCGTTTGGTCGTACGCGTATTAGCCAGCCGTACACCCTGTTTGACTCTCAGAACCGCTACGAGAAGAACGACCTCTTCGATGAAACTACTGCTACAGGCGGTACGGTTACGTATACGGCCAACGAAAGCACGGTCAATCTAAACGTAACCACCAGCAGCGGGTCAAGCGTCACCCGTCAAAGCTACCGCTCATTTGCCTACCAACCCGGTAAGGGCTTGATGGTGATGAACACGTTTGTCATGGGTCCGCCCCAGACGAACATGCGGATGCGCGTTGGTTACTTTAACGCAGAAAACGGCGTGTTTCTTGAGCGGGACGGCGCTACGGTCTACATTGTCCGCCGTACGTTCGTCTCCGGTGCCGCAGTCGATACGCGTGTGGCGCAAACTGACTGGAACGGTGATAGGCTCAACGGTACCGGCGCGTCCACACTGACGCTCGACCTTACAAAGGCCCAGATCCTCTGGATGGACTTCGAGTGGCTGGGCGTAGGTTCCGTCCGGGTTGGGTTCGTGATCGATGGGCAGCCCGTTATCTGCCACACGTTTAACAACGCCAACAACCTCACAACGGTCTATATGACGACGGCGATCCTGCCGGTGCGTTATGAAGTGACTAACACCGGGGCTGTCGCAGCCGCAGCTACACTGAAGCAAATCTGCTCTACGGTTATTTCTGAAGGCGGCTACGAAAAGAAGGTGGCTACGTTTGTCGCACGTATGACGGCGGCCAATGCATCTATAAGCACTACGTTCGTTCCGCTAGTGTCTATTCGTCTTGCTTCCGGCCGCACCGGGGCGGTTGTGGTTCCTGATAGTTACGCAGTTCTTCCTACAGCGGGGGCGGCAACTACATTCGAGATTGTACTAGTAAAGAATCCTACACTCACGGGCGCAGCTTGGGGGGCGACGGACTCTAATAATGTGCAGCGAGATATTAGTGCTACGTCTTTTACTGGCGGGACTATTATCGAATCGCAGTATGTTCTATCCTCTTTTTTATCCCAAGGCATGTCGTCTGGTGGCGGGGACTATAATTGGGATCTACAACTCGGCGCCACGATCGTCGGCACTAGCGACATCTATACTGTTGCTGCGCGTACATTAAGTGGCACGCAAACTGCGATTGCAAGCATGTCGTTTTGGGATCTGACATGAATAAAAACGACCCTTACGCCGGGATTAGAAACCTGAAGTTTCGCGGGGTAGACGAGGTTTTCACTCCGGTATCCCAGGATGAACTATCTCAGTTCTACGTTGATACGGACGAGGGTCGGCGAGTTGACCAACAGCGCGCCATTGCGGCCGGATTCGCGCCGAACGCAGTGTCTGTCGGGGGGTCCGAGTACGGTGGAGAGAACTTCACCTGGGGGCGCCCCACTGGGCAATTTCGGAGTTGGGCCCCAGATTGGGAGTCGCTGAAGTCACTCGGGCTCCAGTCTAAATACAATCAATCAGACGACATCACCAGCCAGCTCTCTGAAGCCCAACGTACGGCTTTGGGGGGTGACAGACTCTTTAAAACTACGCTGCAACAGCCAGGCAAACATAAATACGATACTCAAGAGGCTTTTTACCGCGTCAACCCACAAGGCGACGCCGTACTACTCGGCACGCCAACAGCGTCACGGCAGCAGTCTAGTTCAAAGCAGTTCCGTGACACACTATTCAAGGAGATGCTTCCGGTCGCTGCGCAGATTGCTACGTTCGCTGGCGGCCTGCCCGGACTCTCGTCAACCACTTTTGGTGGCGGGCTACTCGGCGCTGCGGGCGCGGGTGCGGCTAATAGTGCTATCGGCACGCTACTTCGCGGTGGTGGTCTAGATGACATTCTGAAGAGTGCGGTAACTGGTGGGGTCACGGGCGGCGTGATGCCCACGATCTCATCGGCTATTTCTGACATTATTCCTAGAGAGGGCGTTGGGTCACTATTCAACCGTGCCACTACAGATGTTGCGCAGTCGGGCCTTCGCTCCTTGTTGTCGGGGAGAGACTTCGATCTCGGCGAGGTCCTTAAGGGGTCCGCGCTGAACCAACTCACAGCGGGCTTGACCGACAACTTGTGGATCCCTAAGGGTCTGGCTTCGCTGGGCGTAAGGCTGGCTGGAGGACAGCAGGCGCGACCTTCGGACATCCTGGGGCTGGTTCGCGGCTTCGGTGGGCCTGACAACGCACTTGCTCAAGTTGGGCGAATCGCGGATACTGTGGCTGGGAGAAAAACT